TATTTATTAACTTAAACAAAATACAAATATATGATGTAATTTGCCATCTAATGTCGAGTTGCTTCAGCTTAAACGCATTTGGATATAACAAAAAAAATAATGAGTTTTGGGGAAAAAAAATAAATAAAGAATATTGCTTCCTACAATTTAATTTACAAATTCACGATGAAAAAAACAACGCATCAAGTATAATCATATCTCCAATTGTCGGAACAGAAAAAGAATTTTTAAAAATAGTAGAAATATTTAATGAATGTATCTTTGTATACGACAAATCATATCAATAACACAACCAAAAAATGGATACATAACAAAAGAAATAAAATAAAATAAAATAAAATAAAATAAAATAAAATAAAATAAAATTGAAATTTTTTATTTAACATATAATAAAATAATATACTATACACGTTACTGACATGACAGTCATATTTGTTGATTACGATTTAACCCTCTCACATATTAAAGAAAGCACAAATTATATCATGATTCTTAATAATATCATAAAGGAAATTATTAAGTCAAACGGTTACTGCTCATTAAAATCATTGATTAAAACAGTGCATTATGTTTGTCCAGAGTTAGAGCAATTTTGTAAAACAAATGAAGATAAATTTAAGGTAACCTCTATAAGAGATAAGGGGTTAATTGGTAAAATGGTAGAATTTTATTTATTTGGAAATTTACCGAATAATGATTCATCGCCAGATATGGATTATGGGGATATTAAGACAACTCATTTTAAAAACATAGGTCAACATAGCAGCAAAACATTTAACGCTAAGGAGCGATTAACACTTACCAATTTCGGTGACCCAAGTAAGCAAACAAATATTGACACAATTGCAGATAAGAATACATTACAAGAAACCAAATTTTATGATAAAATGAAAAGCGGTATCATATTGATTTTCCAACACGACGCTACAGATTATGACACGTTAGAATCCTACTATAATAAAAAAATATTGGGAATAGTATTATATAACTTAGATGAAGTATTTGCGAATCATCCTGAAATAGCTGAAACGTTTCAAGAGGATTTCATAAAAATTAAAACTTGTGTAATAGAAAAAAATGTCTCCCAATGTGGTCAAAAATATTTACATATACATCCTCACGGATGCAAAGATGGTGCAACTAGAGCATTTGGTTTTACGAATAAGTTTCTCACCAAGTTGGTATCAATTTATTTAAAGGTTCCTTTAATTTCAAAAGGAAGAAGTGATTATATTGAATTTTAACATGATAATAAAAATTCAATATTTCGCAATAATCTTCTCTGCTAATTTACAGTACTCTTCACTAATATCAATCCCTATAAATTTTCTGTTATTTTTTTTCGCCATTTTACAAGTCGTTCCTGAACCAGAAAAGGGGTCTAAAATGACGTCGTCTTCATTTGACCAACTCAAAATATGGTCTTCTGCCAATTGTTCTGGAAAAATCGCTGGATGTTCGTGACTTTCTTTGTCCTTTGAGTTAAACCCCTTTCCAACATTATACTTCCAAATATTATTACGCGGAGAGAAATCAGGAACAGGTTTAATATCACTGGTCTCTTGAAGTTCGCCATTTTTCAACCGGTTAGTATTTTTACCCCAATTCGTATGTCCTGCCCATTTATTCGGTTTATCACAAATTAAATGAGCTGTTTTAATCTTATCCTTGCAAAATACAAACATATATTCAAATATTTGTGTGTATCTATTTCCATTTTGTCTTGCAGGAAACGAAGAAGTATTTTTTTCATAAATCATTGTATCATGCAATTTAAATCCTGCTTCCATAAATTTCAATGCCTGTTTAAAAGAGGTTCCAGATTCGCTACCATTTGTCGTTGCATCGCCTACAACCCACACAACAACTCCACCGGATTTTGTAATACGATAAAGCTCTTTTATAATATTATGTAATACATTATCATTAAATTTATAACCATTATAGTCACGAATATCATCATAAGGAGGGCTTGTTATGGTTACATCAACGCAATTTGGCGGCATATTGGCGATGATTTGTTCAGAATTTCCGTGTATAATTTTGTTAGCGTATTCGCTAATTGGTTTCATGACTATATTCTCATTCACATTATTGTCTGTATCTTCTTCTATAATAAGTTGTTTTTTTTTCATTATTTTTTGTTTTGGCTTAGGTGGTAGATTTGTTTCACTCATTATGTTTATGTAATAAACTTCTTTAAATATGTTTAAATTAAATCAATTTTATTTATTTTCTTTAAGTTATTCTAAAATATATTATAATTTCGCGCCATTTTAAAAGAAAAATGAAATGCTATTGTTATAATATTTTAACAACAAATTAGATTTGTGAAAATGTATCATCCTACAGGATTTTCAGACGCCAAAAATATTGTAATTGCAGGTAAATATGCTTACTATAGCTCACCTGGGAATACTTATTTTAATAAGTTAATAAATGGTTTACGGTTGGAAGATAAATTTAAGAATGATGACGATTATGAAGCATTTCGAGCGTTTTATTTATCTTTAAATGAAAAGATAAAAGTGACAGTATTATCTAAACCGGCTTCAAAGACCAATTACGATGATACGTTATATGAAGATGTAATTCAAATAAAAATAAAAGAAAAAAAATGTAAAGCAAAAAATGTAAAAAGTGAAAAAAAAATACAACAAAATACAAAAAAAGAAAAAAATAGAAAAAATGCAAATAAAAAGAAAAATAAAATTAGACAAAATGGTTACGATGATAAAATGTATTTCATAAATCAGCAAATTATAAAACCAAGAGAGCTAATAGATGAGAAAGAGCTAGAAATAGAAGAACATTATTTATATAATTTATTCGACGATAACTGCGCATCAAATGATGACGATTATGATTACGAAAAAGAGCTAGACAGACAAGAAGAATGCCATCTCGAATGGTTTAGAGATAATATTTTGTGAAAATAATATAATTCAAACCAACTTAAAGAATTGAGAAGCGTTTTCTCTACATTATGTAAAGAAAAATCAAAAAAATGTCGAAAAATAATTCCCTTCACGTGTAGTGTTTTTTTTCTTTTTTTTTATCGAAAGTTTTTTGGGGAAATTGAAATTGGACATTTATTTTGTCCATTTTTCAAAAGTGGAAACACTTTCCCAAAAAAAAAGAAGCATTCGCTGCATAATTAAAAATTAGCATCTGGTCACCAAAAAAATAATTTTCATGTTGTTACCATAAGTTTTTTATTATTTATATAAAAATCAATTTAGGCGTTTTTTATGTTATCCTATTATAGGTAAAAATGGATAACAAAAAAACGCCAAAAAACGCCGAAAAATTTTACTGCGAAAAATGTGACTATAAATGCAGTAAACATAGTGATTGGGTTAGACATATCATGAGACCAAAACACCAAAATGATAAAAATGATAACAAAAAAACGCCGAAAAACGCCGATTTATTTCACTGCGTTTGTGGTAAGAGTTATACCCATTCATCTGGATTATCTAGGCATAAGAGCGGAACAAAATGTCCAACCAAATTTGAAAAAGAAGAAACTACGAATAGTGATTTTAAAATGCTTACAAATATGGTGATGGATGTTGTCAAACAAAATCAAGAACTTACAAATAAAATTGTCGATATATGCAAAAACAATAATTCAACCAATATATTAAATAGTACCATCAATTCTCACAATAAAACATTTAATTTAAATGTATTTTTAAATGAGCATTGCAAAGATGCGATGAATATAATGGATTTCGTCGATTCATTGAAGCTCCAATTAGCGGATTTAGAAATAGTCGGAAAATTAGGCTATGTAGAAGGTATTTCTAATATTATAGTTAAAAATCTAAAAGCATTAGATGTTCATAAACGTCCAGTTCATTGTAGCGACTCAAAGAGAGAAGTAATGTATATAAAAGACGAAGATAAATGGGAAAAAGAAAATGAAGAAAAAAACAAACTAAGAAAAGTAATTAAAAAGATTGCAAATAAAAATTCTAGATTACTGCCACAATTCAAAGAAAAACATCCAGATTGCGGTAAAAGCGACTCCAAATATTCGGACCAATATAATAAGCTTATTGTAGAGGCTATGGGTGGTTCCGGAGATAATGATTTGGAAAAAGAAGACAAAATCATTAGAAAAATAGCAAAAGAGGTAACTATAGATAAAACAATAGACCTAATTGATTAAAATGAAATAAAATTAAAATTGAATTATTTATATCTATTTACAATTTTGACAGATATAAATTATAAATGATAGGCATTGAAATAGCTATGTTAGTTATCGGAGTTGTAGCATTTGTTGTATTAATTATTCGTTACAATACTGGGGACCCTTTTGAACCGTGTGGGCGAAGAGTTTATGTAGAAAATTAAAAAATAAACAAATATAAATGTGTTTTAGTTTTGTTCGTAATTACTTACTTTTTCTTATATATTAGTGCAAAGTATTTTTCTTATAATATAGGAGAGCTATGGTGTTTTTTCGGTTGTTTTATTCCGTTAATAATGTTTTTTGCATCATTTTATATAGATAAAATTGTATAATTTTAAATGGTTTCGAATGTTACAGACGATTTATTTTTTTTGTTTTCGCATTTGGTTTAATTTTATTACATCGCTTAGTTTTTGGGTTAAATACCTTTCCCTCAGGGCATTTTTTTTCAGGAGTAGTTTCAGATACAGGTGTTTTTTGTATAGATTTTTCTTGCTCAGATGTTCCCTTTGTTGTTACAGGAGTAAAATTTTGAAAATATTCGTAATTTTTCATTATTTTTTGTTTTATTAATAACTCAACATCATCTTTATTTCCTTTCTTTTTTAGTTCTCCTTTAACACTTTTCATTTCTTTTTCTAAATTAAAAGTCTTATCAGTAATCATATACGTTTCTAATTTAATTAGTTCAATTAATGACTTTCGAATAGCTTCTATGTCTAGATGTTTATTATCATAATCGTCATACAATTTACTTATTTTATCTGTAGTCATTTTTTCGCCTAATACAATTTCCAAGTATTTATTCACTTTTTCATCAATAAAAAAATTATAACCACGAATAACTTTTCTTAAATAATCCTCAATATTAGACTTATCTTTAAAATAATCTGTAATTATATCTAGTAATTTCTTACTATCAATATTAGGATTTGCAAGACACAACTCGGTAAAAAACATATTCCAAGATACACAATACCCTTCTGTGTCAATTTCATTTGTAGGAAGAAGTTGACTAGCGGTTTCTAAAGATTGTAAACCCTGTTCAGTAGGACAAACTTCTTCGGATGCTATATAAGTAATTTGGGTTTTTCCATTTTCTTTTAAAATATCATTTACAACGGAAACAAATTTTAATATTGGTTTTTTTATTTTCGCGGAACGTTTTTCTTCCCACATAAAATAGTTACCGTGTGGTTCAAAATGTTCAATTTGATTAAATTTTTTACGATAAACTAATATATTCGCATGAGTAACGTCTTTATTGTCATATATAGTAATAGGAACAATAATAGTTTTAACATTTCTCAATACGCATTCCGCAAATACGGAAGCAAGAACATTAATATGTTCTTTATGTAATTTCTCATTTTCTTTCGAAACTCTAGTTTTAATGTTAATATTTAGTCCGAAAACTCTAAATTTAACATCTTCGTTATATAAAAAACAGGGACTTTTATATTTTTTGAACAAATATAGATAAAAAATGGTTTCAATTTCTCTAAATCCCAAAAAAGTATTTAGTATATTTTCCCCTTTTTTATTTAATTCCTCAAACTTTTTAATAACTTTTTCTCCATACTTGTATGGTGAAGGTAGTTTAATATCTATTTCTATGTTACTAGTTGACATTATATATTAAATTAATATTAATTATTAAGTTAATATAAATAAAAAAAATTAAACTAAATGTAACCGTATTTTTCTCTTAAATTTTTCTTCATCATTAAATAAAAATAGCTTAAACTTCTTACACTCAAAATTTTCAAAATTATCTCTCAATGTAATCCTTGAGGACAATTTTAGTTCCGGTAAAAATACAACAAACTGATAAAGTCCGTCATTTCTATTGATTTTATCAAATAAATAACCATCATATTCTTTTTCCATAATAGTCGGACTATTATGACACAAATCAAGTAAAGTGCAATCGCATTGAACCTTACGAATAGAACGCATTGTTACGTTAATATAATCAATATCACCTAACCATTTTTTATAAAATTTGTCGACATTATCGGAGAGTTGAATAAGACCAGTAGTTTGTTGAAACTTAATAATATTAAGCAAATCTACTAATCGGCGAATAGGACTAGTAATATGAATATAAGCGTCCATATCAAGCATTTCGTGTCTAGTATCTATAATTTCAGACCCATCGATATATTGTCCAGATGCACTATTCCATATTTTAATAAATTTCGCGGCATCTTCTGGTATATATTCTGGAACAGTAAATTCTCTCTTCATAATGGTGGAACGAAAAATACCAGTTTTATGTTTAATAAGTTCCTTCGCACAATGGTAATTCATAAGAATCATTAAGTAACAAACCAGTTCATGACTATTTCTTACATTACTAATGTATTTAAATTTTTTTGAAAGTTTTTTCCCTGCTTCTAATATTTCTTGATACCTTGCATTTGCAAGCAATTTTGGTTCTTCATAGCAGTAATTTTTAAATACTTTTATACAACAATTACAATATTTAATATCAATAATTTCATTGTTTTTAATAAAAATATCTATAACAAAAGCGATTCTAGTAACATTTTCTTGTAAGCTACATAGACAATCAGATAAGATGGTTGGCAACATAGGACGCTTTTTATCAGGCAAATAAATGGTAGAAATACGACGTGAAAAGGAGTCCCATAAATTAAGAACGTCAAGCCATATAGTAACATTGGAAATGTATATACTTAACTGCTGTATACCATCTGCCTTATGAATAATACTAAAGCCGTCATCAAAATCTACACTATTAGAAGGGTCAATTGTAATAATATGCCACTTTTTTTGGTCGGTTCGGTCCTCAATAGTAGGATATTTCGTTTTAATAGTTTCAATCATTCCTTCATGCGTTTTCGATTCCATTGCTTTGGACGTCTCTTTTTGAAATTTTTGTATTGATGCGTTTAAACTTTTGCAATATAATTGATATTCATAAAAATTATCAAGTACATCAACATGTCCAATAACATTGTCGAGCTTACCGTATGGGTGTTTATCATTCCATTTGTCGAATGTAAACGTAACGTATAAATTTGTATTAACCTTGCTAAAGCCAATATGCTTTATTTCATAAGGTATCAGAAATGAAGGCAACCGAGTATCATCAGGTATGCATTTATATAATAATTTGCATCCAGTATTCTTTCTTGCAATACCTTTTCCGTCGTTACCTTTTCCGTCAATAGTTTTGTGTTGTCTTCCATATGTTTTATTACCAGAGATAATAAGAACACCAGGCATAGGAGAGCCAGACCTAACGGTTGAGTGTATTAATTCAACTGCGTTATTGTGGTCTACTTGAAATACATCATTTGAAAATAATTTAGAGTCGTATGGTGTTATATTTAATGTAATTTTGTTAAAATTACTAGTTTCGAATGCATCCCAAGAAGAATAACTCCTATCATTTACATAGAGTTTGTATTGTTCCATTAAAGCCTCTAGATACTTGTAAATACGTGTATATCTTTAACTCTTATTTATAAATTATAATTGCATAACAATTGTAATATAATTTTAACAATTAACAATTAACAATTAACAATTAACAATTAACAATTAACAATTAACAATTAACAATTAACAATTAACAATTAACAATTACAAATATAATTGAAAAAATAATATATTAAACGCATTGCCAATAATTAAAAGATATGGACAAAAGTGTTGTAGTTATTGTTATGGCTGGAGGTTTAGGAAAAAGAATGGAATCAAATATTCCGAAAGTTTTACATAAAATTGAAGGAATATCAATGATAAATCATATTTTACTAAAAATAAAAGTTTTACGAAGCCTTGTTAACTTGGAAAAGGTAATAATAGTTGTAGGAAAATATGAAAGCCAAATTAGAGAAGATATTGAAAAATGTGTAGAATCTGGCGAGTCTTTAAATATTAAATATGTCAATCAAAAAGAACCGTTAGGAACCGGACACGCGGTTCAGTGTTGTAGAGAAGAACTATTACATCATTTAAATTCTGATGTGTTGATTCTCTCTGGCGATGTTCCATTGATATCAATCAGTACTATGTTAAATTTATTAAAGATACCAAATCAGGTTAAACTTATTACAACAAAATTATCTAATCCTGAAGGGTACGGAAGAGTAATTATAAATAGAGGAGTATTTGATAAAATAGTAGAACAGAAAGATTGCAATGCAAAGGAATTAAGTATTACAACTATAAATTGCGGCATTTATGCAATAAATTCTATGTTACTGTCTAAATACCTACCGTACTTAAAAAATGAAAATAAACAAAATGAATTTTATTTAACTGATATTATAGAAATAATAAAGAGAGAAGCAAATACTCAGATTGGAATATTCGAAGTTAAAGAAGAAAACAAATTTGAGATTATAGGTGTCAATACAATTGAACAACTAATGGAATTAAACGCGCTTATTAAGAAAAAAAATTGAGAGAAAAATTGTAATATAAATAAAAGCATATTATACTCTGAAATACTTATTTTAAAAAATGAACAGTCACGAGAACAATAGAATAAATAATGCAAGAAATATTGCAAGAAATAGATGTTGCTCATTTTGCAGACAACCGGGACATACGATAAATACTTGTAACGATGAAGCGTTACTTATTTTTGAGATGAGTTGTATAAATAGTAAAAATTCATTAGAAAATACGGTTTCTCCAGTAGATTCATTTAAGCGTTGGTTGGTAGGGAAATTTTTTGAAAATTCTGTGCTTGTAAAGTCTTTTGCGGTCCGTAAATGCGGTTGCTCATTAAGAAGCAATATTCAACAATGTTTGGACACAATTACACATTATATATTTAATATTCATATTGAAGAAGAAAATAACAATTTTATCCCTTTTTCAAATGAGAACGCAACAACAGATGATGCAATTATGGGATTAGCAGGAATGTTAATGTTAGCAGGCTATAGTAACGAATATATTTTAGACGCAATAATGAAGAGAGAACACTTGGTAAGCACATGTAATTTTACAGTGACAATAGAAGATTTAGAAGAAGCAGAACACCAACAACAAAATGCCAGTGACTGCGAGTGTTCTATATGTTTTGAAAGTTATAAAAAAGATAAATTTGTAAAGTTAAATTGTAACCATACATTTTGTGGCGATTGCGTAATAGAAACAATAAAAACTACCAAATTAGCTAACGCAAGATGTGCGCTTTGTAGAACGGATATAAAGACAATTGTGACTTACTCTAATGAAGTAAAAAATAAATTTGAAAAATAATTTTTCGATTAATAATTATGCTGTTACAAAAATTAAAAAATTATAAATATTTTTTCTATTTATAATTGCAAATAGAAAATAACTATTTTAACTTCAAAAAATCGCCTACATGATGTAAGATATTTTTGTCATTCCTAAAATAGAACTATTTTTGGTTTATATTAAAAACTTTTTATGCAGTAGGCAATGGAATAGCTCCTCCTCAGCCTCCTTTCATTACTGAATTCGCAATAGGAGGCATAGGTTCTCCTCAGCCACCCTTCATAAAGTATCTGCGTTTTGTTTTCTGTTTCCTTGTTTTCGGTTTTTTCGTTCTCATTGTTTTCCTCGGTTTTTTCGTTCTCGTTTTGAAAATAGAAAAAATGTTTTTCAACGTCTTCATATAATAAACAAGTAAAAAAATTAATTTATATCATTAATATTGGCAGAGTTTATTTCGTTCTCATTTGGCTTAGGCAACTCATCAATAGTTGTGCCTATCGTTTCTTTATTTGAATTTTCCATATTTACATTTATTTCCTCATGTAAAGTAGAACTAATTTCGTGCGTTTGATTATTTAACTCATTTATGCTTACCTTTTTAGCAACATTTCTTTTAATATTTTGGATTTGTAACGCGTGTAAAGCTATATATGGTGTAATAGCTAGATTATTCATATACGTTCTATAATGAAAACATGAAATACTTGTATTCGCAGTATTAAATTTAATACTGTACCACCAATAAGCAGGAATAAATAGCGTTTTACCTGGGTTTAAAGAAAATTCAAGGCATTTAATTTTATCAAAATCAGCAACATATTTTGGTTGGGGTGTCCAAGGGTTAACAGGAGACCTAAACTCAAAGTTTTCATAATCATAATTAGGGTAAAGATATTTAGTACTATGTGGTGGTGCCATTTTAATTTGTGCTGAGCCTTGTGTTAATAAAAAGTAATTTCTATAATTTATTTCATATCGAAATGGGGTACACGTTTGTAAACTTCCTGTCATCATATCGTAGTTACAGTTAGACACCATATATGGTCGTAAAAACTCGTCGTTATATTTAAAATTTTTAATAATTCCGGTTTCTTCTAAAAAATCAGTGTTATTTTCAGAAAAATAGGAGGCAGTTTTATCCTCATCAAATAATTTGTTTGCAGAGTGTAAAGCCAATGGAATATACAACTCATCATCCGTTGTTGTTTCTTTGGAATTACGTATTTTAATTTCAAAAGCATGATAGTTATTAGTTATGTAAGTCTTATTAGTTGCTTCTTCTATTTTTTGTGAATCAAAGTCAAATAAAACTGGTTGCCTTAAATCACATATTTCTTCTAATTTATCCTTAGAAGGTTGGTCTATTTCATACATTTCAAGGTCATCGCCAGTTTTTAAATGAAACTGAATATGTAAATAAATAAATAATACCAAACAAAATATAAAAAGTCCTATTATTATTTTCATTGTATAATCTTAAATAAAAATAATAATAATTTTTGATAACTGGAACGAAACTTAATCAGACATCTTAGGAGCAATATAAAACACTATAGAACTGCTATCTCCTAAATCATATACAATCTTCATAGGACATTCGGCGCTTATATAAAAGTAGATTTCGTTCGATAACTTATTTGTTAAACACATTTTATTAATGTAACTTAAACTATAGTTAAGATTTATAACCTCTCCTTCAAGAATAGAGTATTCATTCAAATCTTCAATTGGAATATTAACAAGCATTTCACCTGTTACTCCATCGGTAATTAAATCTATTTTTTCTTCACTGCATTTAATATTAATATCATTTCCAAACATAATCATTTGAGAAACTATGTCGCAAATTTGTTTCGATGATATAGAAAATTCGGCATCATATTCTACCGTTGGCACTTCCAACTCTTCATAATCAAAATCTGCTAAAGGTATTTTAAAATATTTATTAAATTCGCCTTTTGAGTGTTCTAGAGAAAGCAAGTCGACATTCAGATTATCTTCCGTTTCTGTTCTTATAACTATACTTAGCCCTTCATTTTTGCTACTAATTATCATATGAAATATAGTAGTGTCTATACAAATATGCGTATCTTCTTCAACTTCATACTCATCAAACCAATTTTTTTGAATGTTAACATTAAAAAGACAAATGTGCGATTTGTCCATTCCTTGTATGTGCAAGACCTCTTTTTTAAATTTAACATTCACAAGGGTTGAACAATTTTTCAAAGTTTGAAACAATGCAACAAATAATTCTTTTTTATGTTTATTGCTAATAACTACTTTCATAATAAGTATACCTCAATAATTGTATTTAATATATTTTAACTTAATTAAACATTCGCTAGCTCTTGTTTAATAATATTTTTTAAATCAACGGATAGAATGGCAGTTTTGTCGTTATATTGTTCATGTTCTTGTTCTTGTTCATGGTCTTGGTCTTGTATTTGGCTTTGTTGCATATCAAAAATAATAGTTTCACTATCTAATCCACTTACATTTGCAGGAATTTGAATATTTTTTTCAATTTCAGCTATAGCACATTCATAGTCTAAAAATTTTTCATTTGTTTCTTGAACATGAGAATCCATTTTTATTGTTAAATTTTGCAATATTTCTTTTGTTTCAATAACTTCTTTACTCAATTGCATAATTGTTTCATTCAGTCTTGTTACGAATGAATTGCTCTTACTAATTTCTTCACTAAACTTTCTAACTTGTGAATCTAAGCTAGCAATTTCAGTGCTAACTATTAACATTTGCTCATTGCTATTAGATAGAGGTTCTCTTTTTTCAAGTGAATCAATTCTATTAATAATATTTGTTAGCACGCTACTATCAATTACTTTAGAGTTTTCAGGAATAAAAGAGGTTGAATTATGAGAAATGGTCTGTTCGCCATTTTCAACATCAATAATAAATTGTTCTACACGTCCTAAGCGCAATGTAATTAACCCTATAGCGTCAGAAATACTAAGTTTAGAAAAGGGTAACCCATTACCAGTTTGCTGCGGTTGTTGTTGTTGATGCATTTGCTGTGGCATTGGTGGTTGACCTCTAGCAACTCTAACATTAGGCGATGGTTGTTGTTGATATTGTTGAGGAGCAAATGCAGCATGAGAACCAATAGATGTACCAGGTCTGTTGCCACTCACTGGTGGTGCTGTTTCGCCAGCGCGTCTTGCTCTAGCTGCGGCTATAGATCGTGAACTACTACTCATTTTAATAATAATTATACACACTTTGTTTTTAAATTACTTAAAAAAGAATATTATAAATAAATTCTAAGCTACCATCTCAACTTTAATAGGCTCGTGATGTTGATAATTGACAATTACAAAATCTTCAACACGATAATCATTAATATTCTCTCTTATTTGTTTGATAGAAAGTGTTGGAAAAGGATTCGGTTCTCTTGTAATTTGTAATGTTGCAGCATCAATAGCATTTTCATATAGATGACAGTTTCCCATAAAATGTATAAATTCATATGCTTCCAATCCACAATGTTTCGCTATTAAATGGGTTAACATAGAATATGATGCGATATTAAAAGGAATTCCTAAGAAAAAATCTGCACTACGCTGATACATAGAGCATGACAATTTGTTTCCATCGTGAACATTAAATTGACAAAGTATGTGACACGGCGGCAACACCATGTGTTTGAGTTGACAAGGATTCCAAGCTGTCATTATTAATCGACGACTAGTTCTAGTTTCTGGATTTTTAAGTTGGTCAATAATTTCCTGTAATTGGTCAATCCCTCTTTCAGTATAATCATCTTTGGCATAATCAGCGTTACCCATCCACCGCGCGTTAAAATGTCTCCATTGATGACCATATATTGGTCCTAGTTCTCCATCCTCATAATGACCTAAACCTCTAGATTCCAAAAATTCTCGAGAAGCATTTTCATCCCAAATATGAACATTTTGTTGCTGCAAAATTTTGTTATCTGTTTTACCGCTAATAAACCATAAAAGCTCTTTCAAACATGTTTTCCAAGCAATTTTTTTTGTAGTTAAAATAGGTATTTTGCCTTCCTTTAGAGAGAAACGCATTGATGAACCAAAGATACCTTTAGTTTTTCCATTTCTACCTTCTTCCCAAAAACCGTTTTCTAAAATATTCTCAATAATATTTAAGTATTGATACTCTTCATGATTTTTTAAGCTCATATTGTTAAAAATATTCTCTGAAACATTACCTGTACTATGTTTTCCATTTTCCTCATGTTTTATTTTTTCTTCTTCCTGAGTAAGTATTTTAATTCTATCAATTCTAGCAATTCCTGTAGCATAATATTCAGCCATATGTTCCATTTAATTAATATTTATATTACCTTTAAATACTTTAGTTTATAGACAACTTTCTGTATTTTAATTTCTAATTATACCCTATAGAGATAATGGATAGTTCAGACGAACCAAATAAAGGATTTTTTAAACACGTTTTTAATTTTGATGATGATTCAAAATCGGAAATACTAAATATAATTCAATATGCTTTAGTAGCAATTATTCCAGTGGTAGTTTTAAATAAAACTATCGGAAAATATGTTCCTGAATCAGATGATAAAAAAGGAAGTTTAGAAATAACAGCAGAAATAATTATTCAAATTATTGTTACATTTATGGGTTTATTAATTATTCATAGGATAATTACATTTATACCAACATACAGTAAAACAAAATACCCAGAATTTAATATCGTTTATATTATTTTAGCAATTATGATGATTACAATGAGTTTACAAACTAAACTAGGCGAAAAGGTGAATATTTTAGTAGAACGCATAATGGAGTTATGGGATGGCAAACAAGATAAAAAGAAAAATGCAAAGGGAAAAAATGGTGCAGTAAAGGTATCACAGCCAATTTCAGGTCAAATTACAGGACAGATGATGAATAATTCGGCAATGAACCAATCATTATACACGGATGGTACAGCTATTAGTTCTTTACCTACAAATGACGTTCAATACGGCGGCGAATCAACAATGCAAACACAACAACTTCCAAATTATAATTCAATGTATAAACAAGAAAATACTCCTTTAGTTGGAGCCGCTGCACCAGGTCAAATGGAAAATATGGGGACAATGGAACCTATGGCGGCAAATTCAGTAATAGGTGGTGGATTTGGCAGTGCTTGGTAAACCAATAATAAAAGTAAAAAATTCACTAGGCAATTCGCAATTAGTTAAAAAATGATTATTATGGAAACTCTAATAAAAATATGATATTATAATTTATATATTATCATATGGACGTAAACAAATTATTACAAGCTTTGGATGATGATACAAATGAGTCTCTCTTGAATTTTACAACTGAAAAACTAATAGAAATGAATTTAAACATTTTAAAGGAACTTCATCTATCTAAAAAAGATACACTTGATTTATTAAACAAATTAAAAAATTATAAGTACGTGGATGAAATGAATGACTTAAAATATGGCACCTATATTCGTTGGATACCAATTGAAGACCCAAATAATATTCATTTAACAAAGGGTGCAATATTTTGCGAAGTAAAAATAACAGACAATGGTGTTAATTGCATTTGTAAAAACTATGGTTACAACACAAGGCATTTTCAATTTGAAATGGACAAAAACCTAATATTTCAAAAACTAACAAACCAAGAATTGGTATTATTATCTGCATTAGACCACTTGTCAAAATAAGTAAATAAGTAAATAAGTATAAAATAAAACTATAAAATAAAAATATTAAATAAAAACTATGTTAAGAAATAACCTAATTGTGATTAACCCTAAGCTTATTATTTTAGATAAATTCAAACAAAATGACTATCATGAAATAAAACGTAAAGAAAATAATACATATTTCATTAAAATAATTGGATATAACGAAAAAGATATAAAAAATTAAAATAATTTAATTTAGGTAATGATATATATCAATCATAATAAAAAGGCTATATTCATTCATATTCCAAAAACAGGTGGTACATATATCGGGCCAACGTTAGTAAAATATTATGGGTTTACAAATTATTTATTGTTAATAAATAACCGTCGACCAGACCACAATTATTTTTGCAATGTACATTATTTTAAACCTGTAAAAACTGGTAACCCTCAATACGATAATTCTTTTTTTAATAAAGTAGTAGGCCTTTTAGCTTACTGTAAAACAAGTGAATATTTAAACAGCCAAATGAATATGGATGAAAACAAATGGAACACATATACTAAATTTTGTTTTATTAGAAATCCTTATTCTAGAGCTTTATCTGGCTGGAAGCATTGCGACATAATTTTAAACTTGCAAAGTGATTTTTATACCTATTTATGTCAAAACAGATATACCGTTTCTGATATTGAGTTTGGTCACATATTTATGACGCAACGCAAACAAATAGAGAATATAGATGGCACTTGTGGAGTAGATATAATTGGCAAATTTGAGTCGTTAGAAGAAGACTTTCGAAGCATATTACATAAAATTGGTTTCGATAAAATTACACATATACAAAAAAAAGAAAATGTGTCAAATAAAATAGGCGCAGAAGATATAGTAGTTGAAAAAAAAACAATTCAAAAATTGAATGAACTATTTTTTGAAGATTTCGAGTTATTTCATTATAAACAAATAATTCTGTAGAATGTCTTTTATATGGGGTCTGGGAGGGCATTAAAGATACTTATTTTCTGTTTTTTCTTGTTTTCTCTCTACATTTACAATCCGAAAATAATCCAGGAATAAATTTCCCTAACTTAATAAGATTAACATGGTCTTTATGTATGTGTTTTTTTGTTGTTCCAATTTTTTTACCATTACGATATTTTGTAATACTTTTATATCCTTTGCCGTTTCGTATCGAAACCTTACGCATAATTTTTGCACCTCCCATTTGTTTACATTCATTACTATGGTAGTTAAATTTAGAAGTATCCATTATATATATTTATACGAAGAAAAATATAAAGCTAAATATATAATGGATAGTCATATTTTTGTATATTTATTTCATATATTGATAGTAGGTTCACTATTTATTTACGTAGGAATGTATAAAGATAAAATACAACCCTTTATGTATTCAGTATTGTTTTATTTAGGTATAATTATAATACTATATCATATTTATAAAGTTTATAGCTACTTAAAAATTGGAAAAAGTTACTGGGTAAACTTGATTCATATATTTATTATTGGTCCGGTTTTAATTTATATTGGTTATAATAGAGAGAAAACTGCACGATTATGGTATGAAATCCTGTTAATGTTAGGGTTCGCGGCAATAGGGTATCACGGTTACTATTTAATAAAAACGATATTGTGAGCCGTACACACAGTAGGGTACCTCCAGGTATCGCATATAGTGTCTGGGGTGTGATGTGTGTCCGTCACGCATTGTTTTCTATATGGCGTGCGAAGCGCACCTATGTATGAGGCCGCTACCGCTAATTAATTTATGTAGAAGCTGTATAAATGTACGGCTCCCTCCACGCGTAGCCCTAATATAAAATAAAAAAAAATTGAAATGCTTTTTGGGTTATAGGTAATAAGTAAAATGTCATATATATATTTACGTGTAAACACTTCCAAAAAAACGCTTAAAATGTCACAAACCGTCGCTTCAGAAAATCAAGAATCCGTATTCAATGCTCTAGTCAGAGGCGTAGTTACGAAACAAGTTGAAGAATATTTCGAGAAGGCAGTGACCTTAATGGACGATTTGGCCAAGTACCTCGTTGATACTATTGAAAAAGAAGAAGAGCCGCTAGAGCAAACCGCATCACAGTATGTATTTGCATGTGTGGCAAGAATTAAGAGAATTTGCCTCGAACTCTCATCAGCTTTAGCCCATGACAACATCACTGGTGGAAGAAACATAAGTCCATCACGGTTGTCACGCTTTTTACGTCGTGTGAAGGGTGCCGCGAGTATGCTCAATATCGTATTTCAAGCTTCTTATCCTGACCACTGTCTTTCTCGTATCGTTATACTACATCGACCTACATTTAAAAGTGTCCGTGTAATCTGGGAAAAGCCTCAAAATGTGAAATTTTTGAAGGAGATTGTTGTCGCCCACGATGAAACCGTTGCAGAAGACAAATCAAGTTGCGATTGTCCGATTTGTTATGAAAGCGTCGAACCATTTGCAGCCATTTACACCAATTGTCATCACAACTTTTGCGTAACGTGTATCAAAGGACTTATCACTTATGTCGGCAGGTCTACCGAAGAAAAAAAACCGGTGTGTCCTATGTGCCGCGTCGAAATAAAAGACCTCAAAATAGGAGGTCTTGAGGTTTTCAATGAAGTCCAAAAACATTTATCTGTGCTTTAACTGTCACATATTCTATCCTATATGATGTAACATTTATATATGCATTTCACTTGTAACATCCTAATTTTAATCCTTTTAACCCATTTCATCATTTTTTAATCGTGTAAAATAATCAACATTCCGTTTTTATCCATCTTTTAGTTAAAACATCTTTTACACTGTTTAATGCACCTTCAGTCCAACCTTGATTATGACTAACAACCTCCCCTACAACAAGTATGCCTTCTTCAGGATGCTGTGCTTTTTCAATAAATTCGTCTCTGTTTTGGTATATTTTTGTATTAAGTGGTTTATAATAATGAGTCCCTAATGGCCAATAATATTCTTTAATAGCCGCTAATTGCAAGCTGCCAATAGGTATACCCAATGATTTTTCAATAATAATACAATATAGTTCACGGTTTTCTTTCGTATTTTCAAGATGTTTTTTTAGAGCAATAGTATTATTATTATCATTATAAGCAATCATATATATACCCTTGTCTTCATTTATAGGTATAATTTTTTGTAGTGGTCCTGGAATAATGGTATAGCCTTTAATATATTGCTTCATAATTGGTATTGATTTTTTAGAAAATTTTCCGTAAAGCCTCAAGAAGGGTTGCCCTTCAATATCATTATAGATTGGGTTTTTAGGAAATAAAGTCCTTAAAGACGTAATGGTAGTAGCAACAATTACTCTATTGCACGCATATTTGTTTCCATTATCGGTTTCTATTAAAAAAGAACATGGTTTTTCTTGAATTTTATCTATCTTAGTAACATTATTTGAAAACTTAAAGTGTGACTCGCCAATGTAGTGGGCTAATTTATGAACCATCAATTTCCATGGAACGTAAAATGCTTTAAAAGAAAGATAATTATCTTCTAATCCATAATAGTATAATGTTTCAAATGCATCTTCATTTTCAAAATCTGTATACCCTAGTTCAATTAAAAAAAGTTTGTATGTTTTTTCTCCTAAAATGTGTTTAGCAAACTCTTTAAACGTAATGGAAGGACCTTTGTATTTATGGAATTCAGACTTAAGTTTTTCAACTATTTTATTTATATTTACACGCTGCACAAATTCTGAAAATTTAGGCGTTATACTATATTCGTGTCTATCTAAGTCGAACTCTTTGAGTAAGTTAAACAATAGTTTATCCTTTGCTTTTCTACCAATACCTGCACCAGTAACAATTTCTGTTCCATAAAATATATCATTGCTTGTGCGACCACCTATCCAATTTTTTTTATATTTTTCCAGAATTAGGAATGATGTGGTAGGCGAAGTTTTTTTAATATTATATGCACTATATAATCCAGCCATACCGCTGCCAATAATAATTATATCATAAGATTTATAAGACATTATAATATAATAATAAAATAATAGAATTTTTTTCTATTTACTATTTACTATTTTCTATTTATTATTTTCTATTTTCTATTTTTTCCTCGTTTTTTAATTGTAATAGACCTTTTACCTTTACACTTAAAATTGCCTCTGGTGTAACCCTTACGATTAATAACTGTTTTAGTGCATATACCGATAGAACGTGCCTCATTTTTAGGGTCTACTTTTTTTATACATCTACATAGCTTTTCAGCTAATATATTTTCGGCATTTTTTTTAACTAGTCTTTTGGAATAAGGTATTGGTTTATTATAGTAATCTAAAATCTGTTTATAATCTTTATAAGTTAATTCAGACATTAGTTTCTATAATATTTGAATATAAAATAATATTTTATATTTTATCAATTAAGTTTTTTTAAAAATCTAAAAACTATACATATATTAGTAATGAAAATTGTAGTTTTTGATTTAGATGAAACGTTAGGGTACTTTACTGAATATGGAATTTTTTGGGATTGTCTTAATAAATTTATTAAACTCAAAAATAAAGATGAACTAACGCAAAATGATTTCAACGATATTTTAGACTTATACCCTGAGTTCATTAGACCAAATATTATTAATATTTTAACATACTTAAAGAATAAAAAACAATCCAAATGTTGTCATAAAATGATGATTTACACAAATAATCAAGGCCCAGTTGAGTGGGCAACCCGTATTGCATCATATTTTGAAAATAAAATAAATTTTAAGTTAATTGACCAAATAGTAGCAGCATTTAAAGTAAATGGGAAACAGGTTGAGATTTGTAGAACAAGTCATAATAAAAGTCATAAAGATTTTATAAAATGCACAAGAATTCCTACAAATGCTGAAATTTGTTTTATAGATGATAGCTTCTATCCTGAAATGGCAAATGATAATATATATTACATAAACATAAAACCTTATTATTATGATTTAGACTTTGACTATATGTTATCAACTTTTAAAGAAAGTAAAATAGGCATCAGAATAATTGGAAATAATGATAATAGTGATTCTTTTGACGAAATTATGTTAACCGAGTTTAAACGATATAAATATAATATTGTACAAAAAAACTTGAAAGAATATGAAATTGATAAAATACTTGGAAAACAAATTATAACACACTTAAACAGCTTTTTTAATAAAAATAAAATTAAAAATGCAAATAACAAGTCTGTTAAAAGAAATAAAACAGAAAAAAGAAATAAAACAGAAAAAAGAATATTATGATATTATTATAATGAATTGTTGTAACCATTAATTCGGCATTAGTAAATTATGTATTTTCCCGCCTGCAAGAACGGCATACTGTTTTAATGCTGTAGTTGTGAGTATAAACAACCCAGCACTGAACGCTATTTTACGGTCTAAATCAGTAAATGTATCAAGTTTCCAAATAGGGTTAAAACGTAACAGTAAAAATAAGCAAATATAAATTCGAAAATAATAATCCACGATTTCTAGATATTCTGGTGCTACGGTTGATAATCTAAAAAATGAAATAAAAAGTAAAATGTACGAAAAAACAATAATAAAATTGACAATTTTCTCTTGAAAATAATTTAAATTTTTAAAAAACATTTATATTATTATTAGACAAAAAAATTACGCATCGTTTTCTTTATAAAATGTTAGCGTCCTCGCACTTGGGTCTTTGGCATTTGTATATTTTGGCATCCAAAAGTAGGGTAAAATATTTGCACAATTAGGATAAAAACTATCAAATATCTTCTTATAGTAGTATTTTTCTGTTTCAATGCAAGATACATATTTATTCGTGTTTTCTTCGCTATTTAAATGTAGCGAAATGTTTTCTTGAAGTATAACATATAAAGAACGCCCTTGACTGCTTACTCCGTCACTAAAGGCTTCTTTTTTTCTGAATAAAATGCTATCAGGTAGTAACTGTTGTTCTCTAGAATCCTTAAAGGGTAATATATTAACTGAATGAATGTTAAATGCCTCCCTTAAAATATTTTTTTCAGGAGCATCAAAATTTTTATGGTTTCTATAATAAGGTGGAATAGATAATACAAAGTTGACTAAATTGCGGTCTAAAAATGGTGTGCGAGGCTCCAGTCCATTGGAAGAAATTGATTTATCCGAGCGTAAAACATCAAATAAATGAATATCTTTCAGTAATCTTCTAGTTTCTTTGTCAAACTCAATATCATCTGGGCATTTGTTCATATAAAGATAACCTCCAAAAAGCTCATCCGAACCGTCTCCATTAAAGATAACTTTGGCTTCAGAATTTGCTGCAATGTATTTACCCAAAAGATAATTGCCGATGCTTGCTCTTACAGTTGTCGTATCATAACTTTCGATTGCCTGAATAACTTCAGGAATAGCATCAAACATCTCTTTTTCCGTCACAATAATTTCGGTATGATTACTATCAATCCAATCGGCAACGATACGTGCATATTTTAAATCTTCTGAATCTTGTAACCCTATGCTATAAGTTTCTAATTGCTTATTCACATGATGAATTCTATAATAATCCGCTACTAACGCAGAAATTAAACTACTATCAAGACCTCCAGATAATAAACAAGCAATTGGTCTCTCGGTAGTAAGACACCTTTTATCAACAGCCCTCTTTAAAGAATTTGCCAAAGAAAATGCTATGCCGTTAAAGTTGTGTTTAAGTAAACTACATTCATTATAGTGCAAAATACCGGAACTATAAGAGAAAGTTGGTGTAAAATAACATATATTTTCTTTTAAAGGTTCCCAATTAGAAGATATTTTATAGGATAAATTAAAAACACTATACGTTCCAGGTGTGAATTGTTCAATAGAATAATCAACTATATTTTGATTATAAATTTTTTCGAGACATTTTAATTCTGATGCAAAACCATATAAATTTTCATAATTCTTTGAATTTTTGGAATTTTTTAAATAATATAACGGTCTAACACCTAGAGGGTCACGAGCTATATAAATTTTATTATTTATATCATCAGTAATTCTATTATCATACAAAATGAAAGCAAAAACGCCATCTAACATCGTAAGTGTTTGTTCTATCCCGTATTTAATATATAAGTGAATAATTACCTCACAATCAGAATCAGTAGTTGGTGTAACATTCATCATTTCATATAAATTTTTATAATTGTAAATTTCACCATTGCATATTACAACAACGTCATTAATAACGATTGGCTGATTAGATGCAGAATTTAAACCGTTAATAGCTAATCTATGAAAACCTAATGCCATTTTCATATATTTTGTTTCTAATTTAGAAAACTCAGGTCCTCTATTTTTTCCTTTCATAAACTCATTCTCAATTTCAATTAAATTTGTATTTTCTTGATTTAGAAGAGCAAAAATACCACACATTATTAATATAATAGTATAAATAATCTTTATATATTTGTTTACATATTATTTTTATAAATTTATCTTATAAATATATATATTATGAGTTCATATAAAAAAAGACGTAATAGGACAAATAAAAAAAAAAGTAAAAAAGGTAGTGGCTTAAATATATTTAATAGACAGACCAATGTAACTACTGAAAGCGAATTAATAAGATTAACCCACGATGTAGGACATATAAAAATAAAACATTTTGAAGAAATTATTAAAAACAATTTATCAAAACTGTCAATATTAAGAGAAAATTGCAAAAATAATTGCAAGGAAAATATTTGTACGACACATAAAAATGATGTAGAATTTTGCAATCAAATTAATACAATGATTCAAAACAAACCAGATTATGATTGGTCGAATTTATGTGCTAATTCTGCAAATGTAATAGATTGTAAAAATTTTTTACGTTCATTAAAAGAACTAGAATTTTATATAAATTATATAAAATCATTAAGCAATAAAACGCAACAATTATTTGAAAATTATAAAATGCAAATAAAAGAAGAATCAACAATAATACCTGATACAAATCCTCATACTGAATACAATTCCTTATTTTGAATAACTTATTAAACAGATAGACGAATATTTTGAATTATTCGTCTATTTGCATAAGTATAATGGTGATATATGCATGTAAAATACTTATTTACAAACGCAAAGGTTAATTTACTCTTATATTTAGAAAAAGAAATTATTTTAATCTATAACCCATAATCTATAATCTTCAAGAATGCAACAATATAAAAAAATAATATATAATTATATCAATGGATAACCAATACGTTGAAAGTTCAATTTGCAATTCACAAATGCAACAACAAACAAATAAGAGAATTTATGATAGAAATATTCCTTCGCAAATGTTACAGCCTTATTTAGATGTTCGACCTGTAATGACAAAGTATTCTTATTTACCAATTGTAGACCCACGAAAACAAATAAATGTAAAACTGAATCAATCGCCAACATATAATGTGCATTCAACATTTAATCCTGGTAATACTCAATCGCCTTGGTCAGGGTTTTCTTCTAATATAAATACCGAATCTGTTTTAAGAAACCAAGTGTATGCTTTGCAAAAATGCAGCCAAGCAGTTTACGTTCCCAATAGCACAAGTGACTTATACAATTATCAATTTAAAACAAAGACACAACCAAATCCTCACGATTTATTATTCAGTGAAACAAGTTTTTCAAGTTTTAACCCTAACCCAGATGATAAATCTATCGGTTATAATATGTTTATGAACAACACAAGAATGCAAACAAAAGATTTAACACCCCAAATGTAAATGTAAATAAATTATAATGCGTTTAAATTTATAATGTGTATAAGTATAGTTTAGATAAATATGTTGCTAAGGGTTGTTACTTAAAAGAAAGATGAAATTTACAAGAAATAAATTTAAAAATGGTAAAAAAAAAGAAAAATATTGTTAATTTATATGAAGACAACAAAACAAAAAGCTGCAATGGTTGGTCACCTTACAAAAAAAAAGAAAAATCATAAAAATAAAACAGTAAGAGGTGGTTCAATTAAAAAAAAAACAGTAAAACTTAAAAAAATAATTTGCAGTCCAAAGCCAAAAAATGCGATAAATGATTTCACATGTTATACCAACAGGAGTTTATATAAATTAAGGGACTTATGGAATGCTAGACATCCAGATGTAAAAATTACCACAAACTCACCGAAAGAAATTCATCGGTTGTTAACTGAAAAGTTGAGTAATGTATGTAATAAAGAGTCTTGCTGGTTGAAGCAGAAAGCGGAGTTTGGACCAGTAAGTAGTGACATGGCAGAATCTTTTGCACCAGAATCGCCTCCTGAATGGAAAAAAAATCCAAATGAATGGCTTTCAAGTGAAGACATTATAAAAGTGATGAAGCAATATGAAAGAGCTTACAGATGTTTTGATTTTATTGGTCCATCACCAATAGACTTTGACACTAGAAAATTATATGGTGAATGCGTTTGGGATGAACTATGTAATTTTAGTTTAAAACACCAAATAAAGAATGGTAAAACCAAAATTGGAATTATATTTAATACAGACCCTCATAACAGACCTGGACAACACTGGATATCGATGTTTATCAATATAAAAAAGAAAACAATATTCTTTTTTGATAGCACAGGTGACAAGCCACTTCCTCAAATAAAAGCTTTGGTTGATAGAATAATAGAACAAGGGTTAAACTTAAAAAACAAAATAAAATTTAAATTTGACAGCAATGAAGGTATTGAGCATCAATATGGTAATACAGAATGCGGTATTTATTCATTGTATTTTATTGTTCATATGCTTGAAGATAAAACGACAGAACATTATTTAAAAACACATATTTTAAAAGATGATTATATGAACAAATTTAGAAACATATATTTTAATGATTCGCTTTAAATAATAATTGTAAAAATTTCACATTTTATAAAATATTTTCTTCGTAAATATTATAATGGCTGTTTATAATATTCAGAGACTTTTTTCGAAAAAACACAAAACGTGCAAAGGAAGAAAATCAAAAAGTTGTAAAACTGCTAAAAAGAAATGTCTTTGGGCAAATGGGTCTAAACGTTCATTTTGTAGAAAAAGAAAGACAACAAGAAGGCGATAAAGAAAAAATTGGCGTTTGAAATGTTAAAGGTGTAAATTTTAAAATATTATTTTTTCGTATAATTACATAAATATAAATTAGGTATATTTATATCTATGGTTATTTCAGATTTTTTAACAAGAGCAAATATTTCTATGATTTGGGATGTTATAAGCGATGAAGATATTTTTAAATTTTTGTCGAAAAATACTCAGATGAAAATCTCAGAAGTTTTTACAAATAATTTAAAAGGATTTTATGAGAATGAAATAGTAAAAAACAATACTTTAATTGACTTGAACAAAAAATATATACTATTAATGTTAAGTTTTATAAAAAATAATTATCCTCAACAACCGAGTAAAATCACGATTTTAGAAGAACTATCGCCTACGAATCAAAAAAAACTAATTACGTATGAAGAAATTCATAATGATAGAAAAAGTCAGTTTGAGAATGATTTATTAAAACGTCAAGAAGAATTTACAAATGCGATGAAATTAAAGGCACCGCCTGTTCCTGATTTTAATGATAAAACCGAAATCAAACCAATAACAGAAATGGAACTAATGATTAAAGAAATGACTGCTCAAAGAAACTACGATGTTGAAGAAATAAACCGCGGGTTTAATACACAAATGCAAGATGACAATTGGTTAAAACCGCAAGATACATCGATAAAAAATGAAAAATTTCAATCGCCTTTTTCTAATTCTCAACAAGAAAAAATCAATACAACTGCAAATGATTCAAACTCAAATAGTAAATTAAAATATTTAAAAATAGATAATGAAGACTTGAGATTAGAACAAAAAAAAAATGTGACATGGGGCGAAAATATAACAAAAGAGTTCGAAAAAAATGAAATTATAAAAGACGATAAATTTCTGGAAGAAAACATTTTTAAAAAGTTAAAAAGAGTAGAAAGCACCTCCAATAATAATAATAATAGTAATGAGAAAATAAATAACGAAGAAATTAAAAAAAATATTTTAAATATAACAAAAAGATTAAGTGAAATGCAAGAAGAGATGGCAAAAATGCAGGATTTCTTGAAAAGTTTGACAGGTTAACACAAAATTGCAATTATTTATTTTGGTTATTTGGTGTTTTATTATTTATTTGGGTTTTATCTAATGCATATTGACCGCAAGGACCACAATGGTCTTCATTAGATAAGTCTATTTTGTTATTTATTTTTTTATCACAATATTCCATATTCCATCTACCTAATACTTTCTTGTCTTCTCTTATAAATTTTTGAATTATACTTTTGATAAACTTCATAATAACTATATATCTATCAATATCTTTAAATATCTATCAATATCTTTAAATATCTATCAATATCTTTATCTAATACTACGTTTTGGTCTGCCTTCAGGTATTGTTTCGAAGAGGTCTTTATCTAGAGGCAATTTGGTTTCATATTTTGCGTGTTCCCAAAATACGTTCACATATTTTTTGTTATATGAGTTAATAATAGCTCTTTGCGGCGTTGTAGTAGGTGTCGCTTTCACCCAAAACGCTTTGCCAATAATTGAACTTTCCCATTTAAAATCCACATTTTTTTTTCGTAAAATACCTCTTTGAATTCGAATTTCTTCGAACATTTTTTCCATTACATACGGTTTATTTTTTATTGAATTGCCAATACTACGATTTTTTGAAGAAGACACTGGTTGCAAATTCGATATGTCATCAGACCCATTTCTACTTTTTGGTATGATATGGTCAATATCCCAGTTATGAATGCTACTGTTATCACCATAATGTGAATAACGAATAATACTATTAGACATCTTACATATACGAAATTCGGTTGGGTCCATATCCTTTATTATTTTCCCTTTTTTCCATACAGAATCTTTACAACCGGGTCTACCATAATTTGTATTTAAAGACATTTGTAAATGATATATATTTGAAACAATTATAATATTTTAAGATATCTTTTACTTAATATTTTAAAAGTATTTCATTTTTTTTATAAATGCATATAACAATACAATTACAATATATAAAATGTTGAAAAAGATAATAAATAAATGACTATATAGTTAAGTAATGAATATTGTCATTTTGATACTCTTATTAAATATTATTGCATGTGCATCCAGTAAGTTTCCGTACAATTATACTTTAAATAGACTGTAATTAAGGTATATTGTATTCAAAGAAAAAACCATTGCAAAAATACTAAAAAAAATTGTTAATAAAATACATTTTTACCATACGAAAATAATTGTAAGTGTAGCTGAAGGAGTAACGACTTTTAATGAATTATCTGAAGATGAAAAAACATTAATTGAAACAATTATATCATTATGTTACTAGTTGGTGAAATACCTTCTCGCCTCTTTCATTCGTTTTTAACGTACCTATTTGCAAAGGAATGATTGTTGGGTCATTTAATGCTGCTTCATAACTTGCCTTATCATAAATATTCAATAAGTTATCATTAATTCTGCGATAAACGTAATCAACCTCATTTAACGTGATTTGTTTTCCAACCCATTCAATCGCAACTTTATTAGCTTGAACGGTAGTATCATTTTGTTGTTCAGAATAATCAGGAACATATGAAAATTTGTTATTTGTTGGGTCGCCAAAATTTACACATTTACCATTGGAATAAATATAACAATCAAATGCGGATTCTTTAATTGCATCAGTAAGTTGCCTCGTTAAATTAGATTTAATTTCGGAAATTTCATATAAATATTGGTCACTTGTTTGAGGCATTTTAGGAAGAGCCTTACTTAAATCTTTTCTTTTTAATTCGATTGCTTCATCTGACTTTAATTGTTCTGGAGAAAAAACCATCAAATACACAAATACTTCTACGGTTTGGAGAGCTTTAGGTAAATCTTTATGACTGCAAATGCGTCTAGCACGCCCTATCACTTGTTCTGAACGCACAGGGTGCCAATAAGGTTCCATAATATGAACATAACGAGTATTTCTTAAATTAATTCCTTCTGAGCCGGATGATGTAATCATAAAAACCTTGATTACCTCACCTATATTATTATTTCGGTATTTGTTTTTTAATTCGTTGCCGATGCTATCTGGTATTTGGTCCCATTCCCCATTATAGATATGTCTTATAATTTCTTTTTCTTCACTAGTTTCAGTGCCAGTATATAATGCATAGGTTGGTTTTCCTTCATCTGTTTCAGGAATATCAGTTTCCCAAATACCAGATACATTTTTTTTAATTCTAAATCTAGCAAATCCATTTTTATCTAAAACCTTGCAAAACAACCCAATACCCTCAGCGGTTCTGAATTGACTATAAATTAAGTGCAATCCTTGATATTCCGGGTCTTTAATATTTTCAAGAATATGTAAAAACTTAGGACTATACGTTTTAAGTGCTTCTGGAGTTAAAAAATCATTGGAATTTTCTACAATATGCTGTATTGCTCTGTCTAACCGCACCTTGTAGTCAATGCCTCCAATTTCATCCAAGATTTCATCACCTTCTACTTCCCCTTCTTGTTCATTTGTTACATCTTGTTTAGAAGCTGTTTTCTCTGCATCTTTTAATAATAAAGTCATGTTGCCTTGTTTTTCTTTTCCTGGTTCTTCTTCTAATTCTAATTCTTTTCCTTCTAATTCTTTTCCTTCTGGTTCTTGTTCTTTTTCTTCAATTGCATCTTTTTTATGCTTTCTTTCAGGAATAGGTCTTTCTGGCATCACAAAATTACAAAAAAGACGAGAGAAAATACGATACGTTGAAGTAGATTCTTGTAATAAGTCACCCATAGTTTGTTTTTTCTTAGGTTTTTCACTTTTTCTCTCTTCTTTTCTTGCTGTCTCGTAAATTTTAAATTGAAAATCGCTCATTGCTATTCTAATAATATGGTAATCAACACCAATTAGTTTATCATACTTTGGCAACAAACTTTCTTGTGCACTTTTAAAAAAAGATGACAGTCCAATAATACGTCTCTTTAACGAGTCGATATTTTTAATTTTTTTTGTTTCAAAATCAATATATTGCCCTTCAAATAAATCTAAAGTATCAGGTAATGCTTTCATATTTTTAACCTTAATACCTTCTGGAATAATTTCAATATCGTTTCTTCTTAACGTACTTATTATTTTTTTTTCAAATTCATCATCAGTAAAAATGTATTCAGAATCATTTATTACTTTTAGTTCTTCTTTTTTGCAATCTGCCTTCTTTTTGTTCTCTTTTGTTTCATTTGCTATTGGTTTATAATCAGGATTATCTGTATAATTTGTCTGCACCCCTTGATATCCAGATTCTCTCCCAACTTTGTTTCTAAATCCAAATGGGTTTTTAGTGATAGTTAATATTTTACTACTAGGTGAATAATCTAAATAATCAAGTGCCTTTACTCCAAGTAAAATTTCTTGGAGAGAATTTTTATCAACTTTTTTGGATGTTTGAACATTCAGAGGTATTTTCCAAGTCTTGATATATCCTCTTAAAATATTAAAAAGTATGCCAAATTCATTAGGATAATTAATAACCGGCGTTCCTGATAATAAAATAACTTTCGCATTTTGCGCTCTTAGTAACATATAGTAGAGCTTTGTAGCAAGATTAAGAGGAATATCTTCACCGAAGATGTCTTTTTTTGTTTCTTCGCCTGCTTTTTTTCTATTTTCTTCATTAGACCCAGGTTTTTCCTTTTTCAGTTTATTTACTATTCTACTAATAAAATTGTGAGCTTCGTCAATAACAACTACAGCGTTATCAAAAATATTTTTAGTATAACCAGAAGTCATTTCATGTAAACGCTGTGAACGCAACCCATTATAGTTAATAAATCTATATTTTTGTTTAATCATTTCATTTAATTGGTCTTCTAATAATTTTTTTTGTGTATCACTTAGAGAATCATAATTCGATTTATTTTTTATATTAACAAACCACGCGCCGTTATTTCTTTGAATAAATTCTCTAGGTAAATTTAAAATAGCAGAAATAGGGTCTAATGCTTCTGGGTGTCTATTTGTATCAATCCATTCCCAATATTGATTCCTTTTGTATAATAAGTCCCCGCACTTTTTAAGTTCTTCTCTATAGTTGGCTTGTAATGAAGCTGGAGTCATAATAATAACACATTTGGAATCTTTCATTCCTTCTGCAATAGCAATTGAGGTACACGTTTTACCAGAACCTAGACCGTGATATAAAAGTAAGCCACGATAAGGTGTATAAAGATTCATGTAATCTCTAACAATCTTTTGGTGAGTTAATAGAGAGAAATCTGTATTTGTTTTACCAATAGTATCGCAAGATATATTTTCTTCATTATTTTGTAATTCAATGCGATATGGTTCAAACAAAGAATTTATAAAATTTATGAATATCTCTCTATTATTCATATAATAGTTGGAGACCTTGATTAAAATTGGCGGCTTTTTATTAGGAAGACGTTTCGTCAAATCAGTATCTCCAATTTTCACAATAGTTTCAGGTCCTAATACAGCAACTCCTTTTTCTGGTTTTTTTGTTATTCTTTGTTTTTTATCAGCAGGCATTTTTATAGGTATAAATTCTTGCTTTTCTGGTTCTTCTTCTCGTGGTTTTTCTTGTTCTTGTTCTTCAACAAAGCCAACTTTCTTTTTAGGTCTCATAACAAACTCCTCTGGTGATTCTTCTGGTTGTTTTTCTTCATCCTCTTCAATAAGAAGAGGATTTGCAACTGACAATTTTTTTGCCTTTTTTGTTGGAGTATGCAAAGGCATAATGGGAGCTTCTTCTTTTTTTTCTTGCGATTTTTCAGCAACTTCTTTAGTAGTAACTTTAGACATTTTACTTTCTTTTAATTTTTTAAGAAGAGTCATACGGTCAAATCCTTTTTGCGTTTCATCTACAATAATAGGTAATTTCTCATTCTCTTGTTCTTTTTCCTTTTCTTCGCCTTCCGCATAATTTGTATTTAAATTTATTTCTTCATCTTTTTCTTTTGCAGCTGTTTTTTTTGTAACCTTTTGTTTTATGGTAGGTTTCTCTCCTTTAATTACAACAGCGACTCGTTCTCTTTCTTCAACAGTTGGTTTTACCATTAACTTTTGTTTTAGTTTGTCTAAAGGATTCATCACTTATATAATTTCAATATATAAATTTTTGTAATTTTACAAATCGAATGATACAAATTACACCCAAACTACAATAAGTTTTTGAAATGCGTTAATATTATAAAAACAATAGTGTTTATAATAATAAAAATAGTTGATAACAAATAAATAATCTTACACTAACTTGAAACCAAAAAAATAAAACCTAATCAATGTTAACTGGTATATTGGTTCCAAAATATTTTAACGCTTCATTGCAAGCAATTTGCTCGGCCTTGCGTTTAATTTTATGTTGTCCTTCCCCCATAAATATAAATATTTTTCCAACTTCACCAACATAATCATGTATTACCTTGAAATTTTGAAAAAAAGATATATCTACCGCATCATTATGTGTTAAAGTGTGTATTGGTTGTCCTAAACATAAATATACGCCCATTTTGTATCCAAAATCAACATCGTGCTCAATTTCTAAATAATGTGGTGTAACCTTAAACTCTTTTTGGATTTTCACTTGAAGTATATTTTTATAATTATCATCATTGAGAATAAGAGCCGTCCAATCAATATGTTTTTCAAATACGTTCTCTATAAATTTTTGTGCCATTTGAAACCCAGGGCCAGTAACAAACGTCGACTGAAACCAACTTTCCTCATCTTTTACCACAACCTTATTAAAATCCAAAAAAAGTGCACCGATAAAAGATTCAAATAAACAACCTAATTTTTTTAAATTCGTGCGAACCTTTTTTTCTTCTGCGTGTTTAGATAATATCAACCATTTATGCAACCCCATTTCCAGAGCTATTTTTCCGATTGCTTCATTTTTAACAATAGCTATTTTTTTTTCTGTCATAAAGCCTTCATTTTCCTTAGGAAATCTTCTATAAAGTAAATATTTTGTTACACATTCAAGAACACCATCCCCTAAAAACTCAAGTCGTTGATTTGATTTGCTACTAAGTGGCATACAATCAGGCGGTCTTTCGACAATAGTTATGTTTTGAAGAGCGTTTTCATATTGAGGTCTTTTGGTATAAGATTCGTGAACAAATGCTCTCTCATAAAGTGCGACATTATGAACTAAAGGTTGTATTCCGTATTTAGAAAGAATAGATTGTACTTCGCACAATGTAATCTTTGCATTTAAAGGGTTATAGGGATTAAATATTAAACCTTCATCAGTTCGAATGATATCTTCGTCATGTGCTATTTTAACTTCTGTCATTTATATTTGCAATTATTACGTGAATGGCTTTATATTGTTTATATAATATGTTTTATATTTAGGACTTAAAGACATTGCAATATGATATGTTAATATATATGGCGGAAATAGAAATATGGAAAAATATAGTAGAGTTTGAAAATTACGAAGTCAGTTCATTTGGCAAAGTTCGTAATAAAAAAACAGGAAGAGTATTAAAAGCGTCTAATAATGGTGGTTATTATTATGTTGGATTATCAAAAGATTGTAAATTATTTTCGTTTAGCGTTCATAGATTGACGTGTTGCGCATTTATACCAAATAATGAAAATAAAGAACACGTAAATCATAAAGATAAAAATAGTTTGAATAATAATATTGATAATTTAGAATGGATGACTCCAAAAGAAAATAATATTCATCGTAGTTTAGGAGTTATTCAAACAACTAATCAAAATTTAGCCATAAATAAAATACATACTGAAACAAATGAAAAGTTAGAAACATATAATTCTATTGATGATGCGAGCAAATGGGTAGTTTCTCAAGGGTTAACTAGCAATGTAAATTCAGCTAAAAGTTCTATAAGCTGTGCAATAAGAGGAGTTTATAAATCTTCCTTTGGGTTTAAATGGAAAAAGGTTGAACCAGAAATTATAGAAAATGAAGAATGGAGAGAAGTTAAAATAGATAATAAAGTTGTAGAAGGTTATTATGTATCTTCTTTAGGAAGATTTAAAAACACAAAAGGTGTTATAATGTCAGATTACAAACCGCATCATAGTG